GTTGGTGGTTGATAAAAAACTGAAAATTGTTGTAAAGCATTGCCTGGAGATGAATCGAGCATAATTTTAAAATTGAGAGATCCTTTATATTGTCTATACATTGGTTGTATCAGGTGCCAAAGCAATTGAGTTGGAGCAGAAGGTGATGGAGGAACAACAGGTCCGAAAGATCTAATACCAAAAAGATCAGATAATTTCAATTCAAATAATAAACCATTTTGATCAGGTGTAGGGTTCCTGTATGAAATTCGCTGGTACATGTGATACTTCTTTAAAATATCACGAAAACTGAAAGAAGTCTCTTGCGAGATATCAGATCTAGATTCAGTTTGAGGATTAGGGGCTACAAGATCTTCAGTGGCCATGTCTACATTGGACATGGGAGTAATAAGTGGTTGAGCTGCTGACTGGGGTCGTATTTCTAAAATTTCGAAATCATGAGATGAAATGTCTTTTAATTGTAATAATTTTTTATTTATGAAAGTAGTGTCAGATGTTGTAACTTCCATCGATGGTAAGACATTGTTCGCAGCTGTCAAGGTAGAAAATTCAAAATCATCAGCACCTGCTATAAATATATTAAATTGAATGGTGGTAGGCGAACTATTCGGAGAGATTAGAGGATTCAAAACACTTACATTAATCATACCAAGAGTGTCAGCATCCGAAATAGTGTTTGAGTTAGGTACATATAATTCAGGAGTTATTGAAACATAAGGTATTGAGAATTCAAAGGTATTAGAACCTTGATTTATTTCGATGGCTGTTCCGTATTGAGATGTGGTTGCTGGTAGAACTGTAGGATCTGATGGCGAAAATTCATTATAATTAAAAGAGAAAAAGATCTTAGCTGTTTGAAAGGATGTTGAGACGACCTGAACTTTATAATTCAAGCCACCTTTCCATAACTGGAAAGGCATTGAGATATATTGAAGAAGAGGAACTTGAAAAGCCTGAACTAGAGTCATCCTATTAGGACAAGGATTCATAGGGAATGAAGCTAAAATATCCCCAACAGAATTGGATGTAGCGAGATTAAAAGTACCAAGATAGCTATACTTCTTTGTGAGATAAGAAAGAGTCATTTCATCTTGCACAGATGCAAATGTGTCAGAAGTCGCTGTTGAAGTTTTTGATGGTAAGAGACTGAGACGGTCTATAAATTCTGGGCCTTGAGAGTAGTTCATACGTTGAGTGATAACCACTTTGTCAACTTCTGAGATTGAAGGGTCAACAGGGTTATCAAGACCGAAAAAACCAGCAGCGAGATCTATGACATCAGCAAGAGGATTATCTGGTAACAAAAGGTCTGTCATAGCACCAACTATGGATGAGCGAGATTTTACTGGTACATTTTTTGATTGGGCACGAACAAAAGAAACTGCCGGAGTAGTACGTCGGGGAACTTTAAATTGATTATCTACGAAATGAGAAAATACACTGACTGAAACATTGTCAGTGGTGCTTGCCGATAATGAAACTGTATTAAAAACAATAATATATATATAACCTAACGTATTAAGGACAGTGGCAGTTTCCTCATCAGCAATGTTGAGATATGCTTGCGGAGAATTAAACGGAATCTCCATTTCAGCTACAGTATTTGCATTTGGAAATAAATAACAGGATTGATTGATTGATAAACTTGAGAAATTTTGCAATTGATTGGGTGCAGCTACACCCGGATCGGTGAGTGGTATAAAAACCGCAGCGATACATCCTTGAACCATAGGAGAACCTGTAATTTGGAATTGTACCTTAACTCGACCATTCCAAAAAATAAAATTGTTAAAAGGCGCGGCTGTAAGACCATTAGTTATGAGATCCTGAGGGACTCTTAGTCTAGCTATTGAGGTGTGAGGAGCTTGTCCAGCTGGACAAGGGTAATTATTGATGTAATTATAACGTGACATCATCTTTTCTAGATTCCATGGTTCTTCTTGGATCACGTTATCACGGATGTTGTGTTTGCCTGTATCACCAGGTCTTTTTGAGATTGATGTTGGTTCGCGTGTGGTTAGACGAACTCCGTTGTCTTGGTTGTGTATCATTTGAGTATTATTCATATTGCGTTTGAAACTGGCGTTATTTTATGAGCTCTTTAAATAGAAAATTATTGAGTTGGTTCTACCACATACAACAATTAGCTTCCGAAAGATTACTATTAAAGAAATAACAAAAACTTTGAGATTTTTAATAAGAGTCGGTTGTTTCTCCTTGTTAAAAACACAAGATCTAAACTTTCGAAAAGAGTATTTCCTGTGTTTTCCTTATTTTACTAAGGAGCGCTACGAACAACCTAGCAACCACTATAATCATTCCCGTATTTTAAATTAAAAATATATTGTGTTTTTACATGGACACAATTGGATTGCCTATATACGCTTGCATGTAGTAAGACCTAGCCAATTCGCGGACACTTATTACACATAGAGATTAATAACTAAATAGCTTGGGTCATATAGTTGGGTCGCACTTTGAGATCATAGTTTTAAGTCATTACGGACTGGTTGTAGTTTTAAGTCATCGCGGACAAGTTGTAGTTTTAAGTCATCGCGGACTGAGTTGTAGTTTTAGGTCATTGCGGACTGAGAATGCATTTATGAGAAATTGATATTCATATCATATAAACCTTGAGAGTACAACTCAATCAAAGTTTTTTCACTTAGAAATTTTGGATTAAGATCTTTATTTGAGATAAAATTAATAACGTGTTGCATTTGGAGATCATATGAAAAATAATGTAAATATAATTCGCGTTGGAAATTTTCGAGTTTAACAGTGGTGAGTTCAACATCTCTCTTAAAATCAGATATATAATTAAGAGTAGAACACATGGATCGAGTTTCTAACGGACCCACCCACTGTTTTATGGTTGGGTGTAAGAAGAAGGATCGTTTTAAAAAAGTTACATCATCGAGATTCATGGTTTCCCCTTCTTTCCATGATGTTTTGTCGGCTTTAGTGAAATCAAGTCCGATAGATCTTACAATACGAGCAAAGTGGAAAGGGTCCATGAGATTTTTAACTTTATCTGAACAATTGAGCAACTTGTCATCACCATATACATAATCATCAATTTCTTGAACAAACTCTTTTACTGTTGGAACTTTATCGAGTTCCTTACACCTTGAAAAATATACAAAAGCGGTTACCATTAAATGAATACACGAGTTATAAAAAGCAGTTACTCCAACACCTGAGGGCATGTTGTGAGTAGTTATAAATATAAAATCTAATAAACGAGTAGGAGTTGAGATAATGATTTCTAATAAAACGTCAAAAACCATAGAAAGTTGCTCGCTTGTGAGATTGAGATCAAATATTTCATTAAAAAGAGGAAGCATATGAGATACATTAATTAAAATCTTAAAAACACTAGATAAATAACGCTGAAAAACTGGATGCATACGCTTATCCCACCATTTAAAATCACCATCATACATATTGCGAGAACTACGAGATAATATCTTCCTTGTAAACAAATCCCATTCTTTCGAAAGAGGATTCATTCCTACCATTATTCCATTTCTGTATCTATTACGAGATGTTTTAACCATGAGCTCTCCAAAGAAAAACCTATATAATAAAGTAAGTAATAAAGTTCCAGCTTGAAATATTCTTGGATCTTTTGTTTTTCCGGTCAGATCGACGTTACGCAACTCGTCTTTAAAAGTTGTTGTGTAATATTCATCATATTTAAAATTATCAGAGATTATATTATTTACAAATTCCCTCACCTTGGCTTTCATAACTGGTCTTATTGTACCATTCTCATAATCTAGCCATTCCTTCTTACCACCGGGATAACCACACCCTGGGGAAGTATTAGGGTCGATTCTGTTCAATTCATCATTTCCCAGAACAAGTTCACGTTCAGTTAAGCCTATAAACTTGGTCTGGTAAGGACCTGCCAATTTTTCAATGACAACTTCTTTAGCGAATTCAACAGCATCAAGTCTAACATTAGGAGTTTCGGTGAATGCGTCCATCGATAAACTTAAGATCTTTCTTTTATCCTTAAAATCGGCTGGTCGTCTTTCTTCAGGATAGATTCCGTGTACCAATGAGGGTACAATTGAGCTTTTGTTATTTACAAAGTTGGGTACCTCTACAGCGAGCTTGGCACCTGAGAATTTATCGTTATTAAGTTCCACCACTGGGAGAACCACTCCAAAAGTAGTATCGAAGATCTTTTGAATTTCATTGAGACATGAAATTCGAATAACACGCGCTACTCCAAGGGTGGATTCCTTCCCATTTTGCGAGATTACCATGGCAGCACAATGCATAGC